ACCGGTCATCAGCGCGATCTTGGTGGCGGTGGCCTCTTTGCTGGGGTCGATCCAGTCCTTTGGCGGTTTGTTGAACGTGTGGAGGAAATAGTCATCCTTCCTGTTCCAAAAGTCGGGGACGGAAATGGCCCCGGCCAGAACCGCCGAAATGATGAAGGTTTCATAGATTTCATCCACCACGTCGGCCAGAAGTTCATCTTCCTCCGCATAGGTCATGCTGTCCTCGATAAGCCCCTGGCGGGCGCTTGAATAGGTGCTTTGGCTCATGTCCCTGGAGGTGGCCTCATAGCTGATGCCCTGTCCGGCCCCGATCATCCGCTGAAGCAGCTTGACGAAGCCGGAGGCGTCGGAGGCTTGCCCCTGGGGGTTGATCTGCTGGATTTCGTCGCCGGGGTTCATCTCCATTATCATGCCGGGGGTGAGCATCTTCCCTTCATAGGTCAGCTTCGGCCCGCCGGTACCCATGCGGCCGACGCCGCTTTGGGGGAGCGCCCTCTTGATGCCGATGCCGAAGCAAGCCTCGATCCGCTGCTTCATGGATACTGCCGTCATAAATTCGTTGGCGTCCCTGATGCGGGTCACGGTTTGGCTCAGGTCGGACATTTCCCGGAGCTGGGAGGGGCGGCGCTTGCTGAAGTAGAAAATCACGTCACTGGCCTTCAGATAGACCGGCTCTGTGGTGGTCATGCCGTCCAGGGTGTATTGCCTGATCCAGTAGCCGACCGGGGCGTTGAAGCGGTCATACTCGATGCCGCCGATTACCCGGTTCCCCTTGTGCTTTGGGGCCACCTGGGAGGCGTCCAGTTCGTCCACCTCGAAAATCTGAAGTTTGAAGGGGAGAACGCCGCCGCTGGTGTACCGCTTCACAAAGAGAATGCCGCCGTCGACCTTCTTCCTGCGGACGGCCATGCGGAGCATCTGGTTCAGGCTTTGGGTGCCGGTCACGTCGCAGTTCCGCTTTTTGCACCAGACCTTCCAGAGCTTTTCAATCTCTTTGTTCAGGGTGTCGTTGCCGGTTTCGGCCTGAAGGACCAGGCCCTTGCCGACGATGTTCCGAACAAAGGGGCCTATCACGGAATTTGCCATGTCGCTGTTCCGCTCCAGGTCCCTGGCCCTGGCCCGGACGGTGTCCCGGCTGTAACGGTCGGTGTATTCGGCGCTCTGGTTGAATGCACGCCAGTTGGCGTTGGCTCTGCCGTGGCTCCCGGCGTCATAGTTCCGGTACTCCTGAAGGACCTGCCGCCATGCTTCCCGCTGCGCTCCGGCCTCCGGGCTGAACCAGCCGACGATCCTGTCAATCAAATTCATGCCGTCACCGTCCTTCAAAAAATGCGACGTAGGTATCCCCGAACAAAGGGGAGGGTCCTTCGTTGGCGATTGCCGCCTCCAGTTCGTCCCGCATAGCCTTCAGAAGGGCCAGGTCTGCCCTGGTGACGCTGCGGGAGCCGAGCTTGTAGCTCTGGCCTCCGAGAAGGACGGCCTGAATGGCCTTGTTTACCTCCGCCAGCCGCTGCTGGGGTTTGTAATCTTCGTTCATGGCTCTGTCCCTCCTTACAGCCAGCCTTCGTTCTGCCCGATCCAGCTTTCCTCCGGGGTGGGGGCAGGGTCCGGTTTTGCCTCCGTCCGGGGCTGTACGTCAGTATCTTCCAGATGGAAATACCGAGCGCCCAGGATGTCGGCGGCGCACATGGCGTAGACCTCGCAGTCGAGATAGTGGTTATCCCCGTGAGAAGCCTTTGGGACCCATTTCTGAATAACCCGCTGGCCGCTGCGCTCATTGACCTTGTGTTCTGCTGTGACCTGTTCCGCATATTCCCGGTCGCAGCCCTGGTAGACCATCCAGCTGGCGGAGCCGTTCTTCCGGCGCATTCGTCCGGCGATCATGTCCTTGTATTTGCCGGTGTCGATGATTACCAGGTTCATCCCATAGGCCCTGCTGTCGGTCTTGTTGACCTTCGAGAGCTTGAAGTGGGTGTCCATCGGGTGAGAGGCTCCCTTGCTGGGCAGCGCCCACTCCGAGTTGAGGGCGCAGAAGTCATAGACGGCATCGGTGTTGTCGCCGCTGTCTATGAGGGCCAGGGCGACCACCAGCTGCTCCCCGTCGCCCTCCCGGACATACTGAAGGTTCATGATCCGCTCTATCTCTGAGAAGCTGTGGGCCTGTCCGTGGGCTATGTTCTGCGAGGTGAGGTGGTTGCCCCAGGCTCGGATGGTCCAATAGACGCTGGTTTCCTGCACGTCCGCTCCAGCGGTCAGGACCTTCGCCCACTCCGGGACTGTGAACTCCGGGAGGTCCGTCTGGCGCTCCAGCACCAGATCGGCGTTGGTTTTGAGCTTCGTATCCTCCCAAGGCTCCGCAAACCAGGAGTTTGTGAAGTTCTGGAAAAGGTCGGGATCGTCCTTGCTGGAAAGGAAGGCCTTTACCATTTCCGAGAGGCGAACAAAGGGGGAATACAGGGTATTGATCCAGTAGGCCACCTTTCGGGCCGGTTTGGCCCGTTCCTCTACCACCCGCCATTCCCCCTGCCGGAGCATTTGAGGCTTGTGCTGATCGGTGATGATGCCTCCGCACTCCTGGCAGATGTAGGCGGCGAGCTCCGAGCGTTCGGTGCTGTCCATGCCTTCGTCCGGGAACTTCACCTGGGACCACTTCAGTTCGATGTACTCTCCGCAATGGGGGCAGGGGACAAAGTAGTGCTTTACTACGTCCGCCCCCTCCATAGCCTTCCAGATGTGGCCGGTTTTGAGGGTGGGGGTGGACGTGATAAAAATCTTCCGGTTGTGGAAGGTCTTGGTCCGCTCCCTGGCCAGCGATACGGGGTCGGCCTCCTTCTTCGAGGCTCCGGGATACTTGTCCACTTCGTCGAGGAACAGGTACCGGATCGCCTTGCTGGCCAGCTGCGAGGGGCTGTTGGAGCCGACGATGCTCAGATACATTCCGTCGAACTGAAGCTCCGCCTTGGTGGAATCGTTCTCCCTGAACCGCTGCCGGAGCGGCTCCGAGGCCTGAAGCATAGGCCGCAGCCGGTTGACAACGATACTCTCTCCGAGAGTGTCGGTGGGATACACGACCATGCCGGGGGATGGGTCCTGGTGGATCACCCAGCCGAGCATATTCTGGAGGCATTCGGTGCCTCCGACCTGGGACGGCTTTACAAAGATGATTTCCTCTGTTTCGTAGTTGCAAAGCTCATCCATGATCCCGGCGAGGTATGGGGTCTTGTCGTTCCTCCAGGGTCCTGGCATGGCGGAGGTCTTGCTGTCCAGCACCCGGTATCGCTCCGCCCACTCCGAAACCAGAAGATCCTCCGGGGGCTTCAGGGCGTCGAGGGCGTCCCTCTGGTACCGGGCCACCTGGTATTTGCGGATGCGGGGGCGTCTACTTTTTGCCATCGTCCGTCACTCCCGCTACTACGAAGGCGACAAGCAGGTTGCGGACCCTCTGGTGAAGCTCCTTCTCTATGCGTCGGGCCTCCAGGGGTTCGACATAGCTGCTGATTTCGTCCACCAGCCGGGTGGGGAGGCTCATAGCGAAGTTCTTGAAGGTGACGAAGAACCGTTCGTAGTCCATCCGTACTTCCTCGACCGCTATGTACTTCCCGGCGGCGATGTCCGTTTTCAGCCGGTGCAGTTCGCCTTGGCTCTCCTTCAGGGCAATGTCCGCCTTCATCTTTTGTTCCTTCAGCTCCGCCTCCCGGTCGCTCTGCTCCCGGCCATAGGCTTTATCCGCCAGATATTTGGTGTATGCCTGGATGGTGGGCACCAGCTCATAGCGTCGGCCCTCTCCGGGGACCTGTGTGGTTTCGATGATGCCCTCTTGCGTCAGCTGCTGTATCCGCCGGACGCTTACTCCGAATAGTTGGGCTATGACCTTCGATTCGTAATATTGCCCGGTCGCTGCCATGGGGGCCTCCTTTACTGCTGATAGTGGCTTTGGGCGTGGCGTTCGCCCTGGGTGATGTGTTCGCTCTTATACATTCCGGCTCCCATTTCGTCTATCCGGGAAAAGGGTATCTCCGGGACCTTCAGGCGGCTCCGATAGGCGGGGTCGATGAAGTAGATATACCGGAGTTGGAAGCCGGGAAGGATGGTGCCGCCGACCGCCTTGACGTAGGCATTCCAGTCGTACTTGCCGCCGGTCACGTCGTAGAAGGTCCGCCCTCCCAGCTCCGGCCTCGGGGAAGTCGGGTTGCTGTGCAGGGTCATCTTGTGGATTTTCTCTCCGGTCGGAAGCTGGCAGAGGGCGTCGTTCGGCTTAATGTCCGTGAGGACGAAGTTCGCCGCCCGGTAGATGGTGCCGTCGCCGCAGCTGCACCCGTCCGCAAAGCTGATGATCCACTTGACCTGCGGGGCGTTCTTCCGGATAAGCCGGATCGTTTTGGCGATGCAGTAGCTCTCGCTATTCCGGGGGAGGTAATCGTCGAAGGCCATCCGGTTCAGCTCCAAGAAGCCGTCCCAGGTGGTGCCCTCTACCAGCCCCATGATTTTCTTCTTGTCCAGGCTGGGGCCGTAGCTCAGGACGCCATGAAGCCGCCCGTCGAGGAAGGCTCCGAAGTGGAGCTTGCTGTTATTCACCACCTTGCCGCTGTAGTGGTGCGCCCGGATAAAGGGGTTTGCGATACTGGAGGGGATCACCCTAATTTCAATTTCCTTTGCTCTGCCCATTCTTTCACCACCATGTAAATCCGGTTCCCGACCCGGTTGGTATTCCCGAAGGTTTCCATTTGGTCGGGCTTGTATTTGGCTGCTATCAGGTCGAGGGCTTGCTGGAGGTTGGCGTACTGTTCGAGGCTGAAGGTGAAGGTCATCCGGTCAATGGCCGGGTCCTCCTGGCCCTGTTCCTCCTGGGCGTCGCCCAGGACCACGGCGATCTCATTCTCGCTGTAGCCGGTGGCGGTCACGTCCAGGCTGCTGAGGGACAGCTCCCCCAGGACCTCCCGGAGCTTCTCCATGTCCCACTGACCGCCGATCTTGTTCAGAGCGATATTGAGGGCCTTTTCGTCCGGCTTGCTCAGGTCCAGGACTATCACGTCCGCCTCTTTGTAGCCGAGCGCCTTCAGGACCGTGGCCCTCTGGTGTCCTCCGATGATGGTCCCATCCCGGTTGATGATGATGGGGTCTACATAGCCAAACTCCCGGAGGCTCCGCTCGATGTTCCTGAACTCCGGGTCGGAGGGCTGGAGGGCCTTGCGGGGGTTGTAGTCCGCCGGATGGATGTCCGTCAGAAGCCGCCGCTCTCGAAGGAGCCGGTATTCAGTTCCAGCCATTCTTCCACCACCTTGCTCAGGCCGTTGCCGTTCCTGTCGGTATTGCCGCCGGTGTCACTCTCTCCCTCCGCCAGGGCTATGTCGATAGCCGCCTTTATGACGGCGATCTGCTCCCGGTGGAGGGTCACGTTCATGGTATGGGTCAGGACCTGTTCCCGGCTGGGGAGGGTGAAGTCCTGGCTAAAGTCCTCCGGCCTGATCCGGGTTTGCTCCAGCATGGCCTTCAGCTCCTTATCGCTGTAGCCGGTCTTTGAGAGGTCATATCCCTCCATGTCCAGGTCCCCGATCAGCTCTGTCAGTTTGGCTTCGTCCCAGGAGCCGGTTATCTTGTTCAGGGCTACGTTGAGGGCCTTTTCCTTGTCGGGGTCGAGGTCTACCACCACAACGTCGGCGCTCTCCGCCCCGAGGTCCAGAAGTACCTGGTGGCGCTGGTGGCCTCCGATGATGGTCCCGTCTTTGTTGATGATGATAGGGTCGCAGTAGCCGAATTCCTCTATGCTCCGGGCGATCTTCTCATATTCGGGTTCGCCTGGTTGCAGCTTCCTCCGGGGGTTGTAGGCGGCTGGCCGGAGGTCGGCCAGCTTGCGGGTTTCGATATTCGCCTGGCCGACCTCCTTTGCCTGGTGGTTTG